TACTTAATAAAGTAGATGGCATGAATTTAACGAGCTCCCAGAAGGCGGCTATCAAACAGAACATATCCCGCACCATGCTGACCAAGGCAGTAGACGCTAAGAAGGTTGCGTTTAGGAATGACTTGACGCTAACAAGCCAAGCCCGAAACGCAGAGCTGGAGACGCTAAAGACTCAGTACAGCTCTACGGCTGACCCAGAAATGCAAGCCGTGTTACAGTCACGGGCAAACGACATAATCAATCAAATGCAACAGAGGGGTCTTAGCTCCAACTACAGCATAAATTCGTGGGCTAAAGCTGCTGGCCTAGAAAATGTTTCTGTGGCCCTTAGTGCTGCAACATCACTGTCAGACTTTGATGAAATATCTGAGCAAGTAAAAGGCATGGATTTAAATGCAAGCCAAAGGCTCGCATACCAAACTTCAATTACGCAACGTCGCAATATACTTATTAGTGAAGAGTCTGACCGTATTTCTGGCGAAGTGTTTATGGCAGATTTAAGTGATGACGAGTTTAACGATGCTATAGAACAAACCCAAAAAGGGCAGAACATTACTATAGAACGTAACGGCGAGGTAATGACCATTTCCACTGCCAATATTCCTGACAGCAAACTAAAGGCATTGGCTACGTCATTACGCACATCCAGAGATGTGCAGTCTGGTGAAAATGAACGAGTGATGACAGACAGCATTGCCAAGCAAATACCCGACATGACACTAAGCGATATACAAGAATTACGCGAAGCTACCGAGCGTGGCGAAGGTGAGCTTGGCTCGATGGGGCTCCCTGCAAGAAATGTTGTAGAGCGGATGCTTCAAGCAGAAATTTCTACTAGGGAACCAAAAATAAAAAATGAGATATCTACAAACTCAACAGCTATTTTGGACATACTACAGCGCAGTAACGGTCAACCTGATGAGGCAACCCAAAAGTTAATAGCCGACACTTCTGAACTATACACAGAAATAGGTGATGAAGCAGGAGCACAAGCATTTCAAGATAGCTTAGTTTCCATTAAAGCGGCAGGCGCGGAGTATTCTGCTTTGAAATACGCACCCCCGGGCGCAATAGCCACAGCAAGAGCGGAGCTTGTAAATGCAAAGAACGACCCTAGTTTGTCACCTCGAGAACGAGTGAACGCTATAAATACTATAAAGAACTTTGATGCAATGATGGCTGCTCGCTCTGAAGCAATAACTTCTGACCCAGCAGCTTTTATCACCAGTGAATACAGAAAAGAACAGAATGACGAAACGGCTACGTTAAGCACTAGGCAGCTTATTCAGAAGCAAGCCAACATGGGCATCGCGTCTATGGATATTCGTATTTTGTCTAATAAGCAGGTTCTTGACTTCAAGAATGAATATGCCGGAGCAAAGGATTACAACGAAAAGTCTGAGATTGCCAACAAGCTTTTTGCTCAGTTTACTGAAGACGAGAAGAAGGTTGTCATGCGTAACCTTGCAAAGCAAGATGTTCTTTCACTTGCTGACCAGCTTATTACAGGTTCTCCACAGAACGCTAAGAACTTTGCTCTTGATGCGGCGAACAATCCTGAAGTTGTAAAGTCTTACAATGAAGCCTTTACCGCGAAAGAGAGAAGAGAGTTTACGGCTGCGGTATCAGCTACTAATACAGAGTATGGTTCTAGTATCGTTGGTGGGCAAATCGGTGGGGTTATGTCCCGTGCCGCTACGGACTCTCGCATGCTTCATGTTGCCTCTATGAACAAGATTGTTGCAAACACTGCCATGTACTACAAGATGGCGGATGACAGCCTTAGTGTTGATGACGCTGTAAAGATGGCGGTGGACAACGTAGTGGGTAGCCGGTTTTCATTTGGCGAGGTAAACGGTCAAACATTTAGAATGAAGAAGGGGTACGAGGGCAGAGCGAATGAGATGGCCTCAATCCTAGAAAAGTCTTTGAATAGAAATTCAGAAAAACTTGCTAGCATAATTGAGCCGCCAGAAGCAGGCAACCTTGTCTCAGCACAAGTGTACGCAAACGAAATATCGCAGGAAGGTTACTGGGTAACAAACACAGACAATAGCGGTGTTTATCTCGTAGATAAAGAAGGTAATATGGTTCAAAGAAAGTCTGACCCTGAAGCTCCGTTTTCTTCTGCTAAAGATGCTTTTGTAATGGTTAAGTTTGAGGAAGTATTCTCGATGGCATCTGAGGCAGGCGAACTTAGGGACGAATCTTTCTGGTTCGGTACAGAGCGTAAGGAGCGCTTTGAAGCGGCGAAAGATATTGAGCGCAAGGAAATATTCTAGTGGTTGATTACTATATCCCAGAACAAAGTTTTGATGCGACTGCGAGGGACGAGTATTTTAAAAACTCCAAGGTTGGCACTATGGATGTTCTCGGAGCCACGCTAGAGGACACGCTTTACTATAATCCCTTGAGTGCAGCCGGGCGTTTCTTCGAGCAACAGACCGGCAAAGGTCGCCGGGGACAGTTACTTACCAAGCAGGAATACCAAGAGAGCGAGTTCTTCCGCGAAGGTATAGAGGTCAATGACGACGGTATTACTGAGGGACTTGCGGAGCTGTTAGCTGAAAGCAAGGACCGGCGAGAAGAGATAAACCTTACGTTAAGCCGCTCGAGAGGTGGCATGGGTTTGATGGCTGCACAGTTTGGTGTTGGGCTTGCTGGGAGTATGCTTGACCCGCTAAACGTGGCTGCCGGTGTTTTCTTTCCGAATGTAAGTATTGCTCGAGCAGCACTGATGATGCAGAAGTACGGCAAGAATGGAGGCAGGTTTGTCGCCGGGGCTATTGATGGAGCGGCACAGGCAACCCTTATAGAGCCACTTATTCTTGGGCAAGCAACCTTAGAGCAGGATACCGACTATAACTTGATGGACAGCTTTATGAACGTGACCTTTGGCACTGTTCTGGGTGGTGGGCTTCATGCTGGGTTTGGTAGAATATCCGACACTATAGAAAAATCAAAATCTAAAAGAGAGGCGTTAGCTGTCGCAACGGGACAAGCTCTTAGTGGCCAGCCGATTAGGGCCGGTGAGTTACACGCTCAAGCCGAAAGGCAAGCAGACATTGAGATAATACAGAGGGCTAACGAAAGAATAGCGGCCCGTGAAAGCGAGCTTGCCTCTACCGTCGAAAGAACGGTTGACCCTGAAACTGGTCAGATACTAACACAGAAGATAGTTGACCAGCCGCGTCGCTTGTACGACCTTGAAACCGGTGTGCCTATAGATGCGAAGTATAAGCGCAAAGGCAACGCTATCCCGTCTGTACTCAAAGCAACTATGCCCAAAGGGTTGCTATCATTTCTTCGGAAGTCTGGAAATAAAATAGACCCGAATAGCGCCGGGGCAGATGACCTTAAAAAGCGGGTGCCTTTCTTTGGAGGGAACATATACAAGAAAGGCGGCTTGACCGTTGAGCAAGCGCTTACATCAGCAAGGGAAGAGGGGTTTTTTCCAGAAGCGGTTCCAGATGCCCCGGACACTTTGGGTATTAACGACCTTATAGATGCTGTTGCAGACGAGTACGAAGGTGGTTCGCCAAAGCTAAGAGCGGGTGACGAGGGCGCATTAGTCGCATTTGAAAAAGCCCAAGAGCTACGCACTTTAGCAGAAAAATACGGCATCGACCCCAAAGGGATGACAAACGAGGACTTTGATGGTGCCCTCCGTGAAATAGAAGAAAACTTAATCAAGATTGATGCGAACACAATGGACCCGTATGGCGACATGGAAGAAGTGGACGCTTTGCCAGTAGACGATGGCGGGTCGATTACCTTGGAAGAGTCAGAAGCCTTGATGCAGGAAGGTAGAACTAAAGACTATCTTCTTGGCGAAGATGCAGACATGAAGCCGAAGCTAGCTGAACAGGACGCGGCAGGCGGCGACATAGAAGAGCTAGAGCTTTCCCGGGTTGCAGAAGAGAACAGGTTGCTTGAGTTGGACATAGATACAATGCGTGGCACAATACGGCAGGACTTACTGGACGATATTGAATCTGCTGATGAGCTTATACAAAAAGCAGAGACAGGCTACGATGAAGTTGCCCGGGCCGGTGCCGTTTGTATGAACAGAAATTACAGAGGTTAGCATGAGTATTAAGGTTTGCGCTCAAGAGCTGTTAGATGTTGCCAGTAAGTTTGGTACACAACTAGGTAAAGACGAAATCAACGACATCCTTGCTAGGGTGCAGGACAAGATAGACAAAAGGTCTACTCCTGTTGTTGGTGAAGCTGCGCTAAACGAGCTTATAGAAGAAGCTCAGAATATATCCCAAGGCGCTAAGCTAAATGCAGCTCTTCAGAAAAGAAACGCGCTAATCAACGCCCGTGTTTACGGCACACTAAAGACAGCTCTGGACTCAGACCCAGACAACCCTAGTAAGGTTCTTTCCTCTATCATGGTAGGTGATGCTCGCCGTGGTTTGTATAGTGTTGATGCAAAAGGTAAAGCAATCCTCGGAGATACAGCCGGTGTGTTTTTAGCTGACCTAAGGCGCTCCGACACTCTTGAGCTGTTTAAGTCTGGTGAGCTTGATGCACAAATATATAAAGAACTGTTTGATGGCCTCGGTACGAGCGGAGACGCAAATGCCCGGAAGATAGCAGAGGCTATCAGAAACATGCAAAAGACAGGCATAGACAGAAAGAACAGGGCAGGCGCAAACATCGGCACACTGGCAAACTATGTAGTTAGGCAGGCCCATGATGTATTGTTGATGCGCGGCAAGGGTACGCTAGAAGACAAGAATAAGTGGATTAACTTTATAAAGCCGCTCTTGGATTTAGAAAAGACCCTAGAAGACATGCCTGCGAGAGCCAGAGATGGTTCAGCTATGACCGAAGAAAAGTTCTTGGGTGATATATATGACAATCTTGTTAGCGGCGACCATCGCAAGACAGATGCATTATATGGTGCAGACGGTGTTGAGTCCCGGCTATCTGCGTACAGAGGTGCAGGAAACCTTGCAAAGAAGATGAGCGCGGAAAGAGTGTTGCACTTCAAGGACGGGGAATCTTCATTCGCATATGCAAACGAGTATAGCAGGCAGCCATTAAGGGACTCTGTGTTCTCAGCTTTGTCACACGATGCCCAGTCAATAGCGCTATTAGAAACATTCGGAACTAACCCGAAGAATATGTTTGATATGCTTATTGACGATGCTACTCAACCATTGAAGGCCAAGCCTAAACTAAGAGAAAAGTTTAGTGAACGGGTACTAAGGAACCAGTTTGCCGAACTGGATGGAACGACCCGAGCTATCGGTGCCGGCACACCAATCTTGGGAACAAGTGTCACAGCAGCAGGGATTGCATCAGGGTTCAGGGCTGTTCAGGCAATGTCTAAGCTTGGATTTGCTACAATATCATCGTTTTCTGACATAGCAACTAAGGCCGCTTTCATAAACTCTAATACTGATAGAAATATATTTCAGTCATACGGTGTGGCGATGCGCGATACGTTTCGCATCTTCAACAGCAAGGAACAGAAAGAGCTGGCCCTGTTGCTTAACATTGGGTTTGAGAACGAGCTCGCAGAAATACACGCACGGTTCAGCGCAAACGATAGCGCACCGGGTGCAATATCTCGAGCTCAGCAAGTGTTCTTTAAATTAAACGGTATGCAATGGTGGAACAGCACACAAAAGGTTGGCGTGGCCCGTATGCTGGCGGCTGATTTGGCGAACTATGCGACCAAAGACTTTTCTAACGTCCCAGCTTCAACACAAAGACTGCTAAAGCTTTACGGTATAACAGAGCTAGAATGGCCTTTGTTTAAAGACTTAGACATGACAATGGCAGACGGTAACAAGTATCTGACAACTGACATTATAGACACACTGACAGATGCCGCGATTGACCCGGTTATATCTAGGCAACTAGGAACAATTAACATAACAGACAATATGCGAGCCACGTTCAGAACGGAGCTACGCACTAAAATATCCTCGTACTATACTGACAGCGCAGACTCAGCAATTCCTACGCCGGGCGCAAGAGAACGGGCCATAATGAACCAAGGTTTACCACGCGGAACTGTTGCCGGTGAAGCTATTAGAATGATAATGCAGCTTAAAGGATTTCCAATTACCTATGTAACAAAAGGTCTTGGTCGTCAGTACGTCTCAGGTGGCAAGGTTGGAATTGCTAAGATGATGGTGGGTACGACCATGATGGGGTATCTAGCAAACGCAACGAAGGACATACTTAAAGGCAAAGAGCCTATGGATGTGTTCGACGATGAGACATTTATTGATAAAAGCACTTTGCTCCGGGCATTTACACAAGGCGGGGGTTTAGGTATTTACGGTGATTTTATCTTTGGAGAGTTTAACCGATACGGTCAGTCCCCACTGGAAACATTTGCCGGTCCTTCACTTGGAACTGCCGGTGATATACTAAAGTTGTTTGCTAAGTGGCGTGATGGAGATGATGCAGCGGCAGAGTCTGTTCGCCTTATGTTACGGAATACGCCGTACATGAACCTGTTTTACAGCAAGCTCGCTCTGGACCACCTGTTCTTGTATGAGCTTCAGGAGTTTGCAAGCCCGGGTTATTTCAGGCGTATGGAAAAGCGCATGAGAGACGACACTAATCAGGAGTTTTACATCCCGCCGAGCGGTGTAGTGAGATGACTTTAATGTTCAGCCTAAATGCAGTATAATCTCCGTAGGAGCAAAAAATGACAGTTAGCAGTACACTTACAAAGAATAGCTATGACGGTGACGGGGTAACGCCCGACTTTACCTATGGCTTCAAGATATTCGATGATGATGACATTACGGTTATCATCCGAACTATTGCTACAGGCACTGAAACTGTTAAGACCAAGGGAACGCATTACACTGTTTCAGGCGTAGGCAACGCAGGCGGTGGAACGGTTACGTTTACTGTTGGAAACATCCCCGCTGCTACGGAAAAGGTTTTCCTTGTAAGAAGCACTGCTCTGACACAGGCTACTGACTACACACCGAATGACCCCTTTCCGGCAGAAAGCCATGAAAACGCGCTTGATAAGCTTACCTTTATGGCGCAGGAAATCCAGGAGGAGCTAGACCGCTCGATTAAGGTTTCCAAAACAAACACCATAACGACAACAGAGTTCACAACGGACGCAGCAACTAGAGCAAATAAAGTGTTCGCGTTTGATAGCTCTGGTGATTTAGCTGTAACGCAAGAGCTTGGCGTTAATCGAGGGAGCTGGGCTGCCGGGGTAAGCTATCAGCAACGTGACCTTGTTAAAGACACAACCACCAGCAACGTCTTTATGGCAAACACAGCCCACACATCTTCAGGGTCTGAGCCACTTACGACAAACGCTGATAGCGCAAAATGGGACTTAATAGTAGATGCTGCGGCAGCGGGGACTTCAGCAAACACTGCAAGCGACCACCGAGAAGACGCGGGTAAGTACGCTGTAACAGCACACAACACACCCTTTACCTTAACAGCTACTAATGGTGGCACAAGCGGCCTGTATTCTGCACTCCACTACGCAACAGAAAGCGCAGCTAGTGCATCGGCGGCGGCTACATCAGAAACAAATGCCAGCACATTCGAGGATACCGCAGAGCTATGGTCTATCAAAGTTGACGGGGCTGTAGCTGGTGGTAACTATTCTTCTAAAGCTTGGGCAATAGGCGGTGTTGGCGTAACAGACGCGGCTGGTTCTGGTGCCGCAAAAGAATGGGCAACAGAAACTTTGTCTAGCGTAGATGGAAGTGAATATTCTAGTAAAGAATATGCTATCGGCTCACAAGCTGGGAACACTAGCGGCTCCGCTAAACAATGGGCGTTGGGTGGCGGCGGTTCTTATTCGTCTACCACTACGGTTGATGGCTCTAACTTCTCAGCAAGGTATTGGGCAGAAAAAGCAGAGTCATATGTTCAGCAAGAATTTGAAAATAAATATCTTGGAGCACATTCTTCTGACCCAACACAAGACCCATACGATGAAGACCCTTCAGATAGTCAGGCGTTAGATGCGGGTGATTTATACTTTAATACAACCAATAACATACTTCGTGTTTATGACGGTGCTAATTGGAATGATGCTGTCCAAGACACAACAAACTTTGCCACTAATGGCTTTTCAATAGCAATGGCTATCGCTTTATAGGAGTTATAAGATGGCACAGAATTTTCACAGATACGCAGTAAGAAATGTTGGCACAGCAGCAACAGATATTCCTGATGGTGCAAACTTCGACAGCGTGGATACTATTGTAGGTATTCATTGCGCTAACAGAGCGACAAACGCAATTACTGTAGATATCTTTATAACAGACAACACTACTTCTGAAGGTGGCGCTGGTTCTACCGACTCTGCTGGAAGCCAAGAATATTATTTAGTAAAGGGTGCCCCTATACCTGCTGGCGGTGCTTTGCAGATTATGGATGGCGGAGCAAAGATTGTAGTAAAATCTGGGGACAGATTATTTGTTAAATCTGATACAGCAAACTCATTAGATGTTTGGGTTTCTGTAGTTGATTCAATCAGTACGCCAGTAATAACATAGGTGACACATGGGATATGTAGGTAATCAAAGCACTAACGCTTATAGCAGTCTACCTGCCAAGCAAGACTTGACTGGTGCTACAGGTACCACGCTCACACTGAGCCATGCTGTTGCTGGACCTGAGAGCATTGACCTGTTTATCAATAATGTGCGGCAAGAGCCGACTACAGCTTATAGCGTATCAGACACAACTGTAACGCTGACTGGTTCTGTGGTGGCAACTGATGACATCTATGTGGTCTATAACGGTCTGGCTTTGCAAACTATCGTGCCGCCAGATGGCAGTGTGACATCAGCCAAACTAGACACAAACATCGAAGTTTCTGGAATACTAACAGAGCCTAACAAAGAATACTTCCAAGTTGACCTAACAACTACACAGTCAGGCATCGTTGATGGCGCTCATGCGGTTGTTGATTTTAACACTAACGGCACTGTTAAATATGACACTAAATCAAACTTTGACGCTTCTACCAACAGCTACGAATTAGATAGTTCAGACGGAGTGTATTGGGTTGAATATTCTTTGGCAATCACTTCAGACACAGCAGGTACTGCCGAACTCATCACTTCAACTTCTGCCGCAGAATTTAGCACAGACAATTTTAGTTCTATTAATTCTCGGATTAGTGAGTTTACTAGGTCCTTAAACGCCGCAGATGCGCTTGAGGTAAGTCATCACCACAAAAGAAGCACAATATTCAAAGCAACTTCATCTGGCACAAAGATAAGACTTAAAGCTAGCTGTAATCCTGTAGGCAATGCGGCAAGCACTTATAGGTTTGCTCACAATATTTCAACGCAAAGCAGTTTTACTAACTTTGATGGCACGGTCACATCTTTATCAGTAGTGAGGATAGCATAATGGCATTAAGTAAAATAGACACACCTGCTCTTGAAGCAGACGCAGTTGATAATACAATTTTAGACGTTGCTAGTGACTTTGCGTTTACTGGCACTGTGACAGGGGCTGGTGTAAGCGGCAAGGTTCTACAAGTTAAGCATTTTGTGAGTAATACTGAGAAATCGACATCAAGCACATCGTATAACTCAAGCGGTCTTTATTTAGATATTACACCTTCATCAACAAGTAGTGACATATATGTGTCTATGTCATTCATGATGGGAACTTCAGCAAACGGACCACCAGAATACAGAATTTATCGTGGTAGCACTGGCATAGGTGGCTCAACTAAATTCCAAGCTGATGCAAATTGGAATAACTCTTTAGACCGTGGCACTTTAACAGCTTTAGATAGTCCAAACACTACATCGTCAACTAGGTATCAGCTTTACTTCAGAAGAACAGGAAGCGGTACGGCTCGTATTGGTAGAAATCACGATGGATTTGTTACTAATAATTCCACGCTGATTACTTTAATGGAGATTGCAGGATGATGTATGATGAAGCTATTTACGAATTATATTCTAATGCAGTTACCGTAAGCGTTGACAGAGAGAACCAAATCTATGAGGCTTTCGATGATGGTGGCAATGCAATTACAATAGATTTAGACGCTCTGGAAACTAAGGCTTCAGAACTATACGTTGTTGCCAAGCTAGAAAGACTACGGGCAGAGCGTAACCGCCTGTTAGCTGAGACGGATTACTGGACGCTATCAGACACACCCGCTGCTACAGACGCACAGTTAGCGTACCGCATAGCATTACGAAATATACCTTTGACCTACACATCATTAGACGATGTTGTGTGGCCTAACAAACCGTAAGGAGAGAACATGCCATATATAGGTAAACAACCTACCATTGGCGAGTTTGTTGAGCTAGATGCTCTGACTGCCTCTGCCACGGACACATACACATTAACCAGAAGCGGTGCCGCATATTACCCTGAGACTGTGAACAACCTACTGGTCAGCATCAACGGCGTGATACAGGCTGGCTCTACCATGAGCCTATCAGGTAACACGCTGACTGTTGGTGCCACGCTATCGTCATCAGATGTCATCGACTTTGTGCGAGTGTTCGGCAATGTAGGCAATGTGGTTACGCCTACGGATGGCAGTGTTACATCAGCCAAGCTAGATACCAACATAGCCATCAGCGGTAACCTCGATGTTGGCAGTATTAGAGCAAGCAACGGCACTGCGGCTATGACTATTGATGATAGTGGGCGTATCTTCCAACCATCTAAACCAGCAATCCTTTGCATGGGTAATAACCACAATAACGTATCAGTAGGCGCAAATACAGTATTGCCTCCTGCTAACTACGAAACTTCTACAAATGGTTTTGCACAAGGTGGTATGAGCTATGA